ACGGAATTGTAACATGATTTGAGGAATGGCAAGGGATTGCGGCTATACTGTGAAGGTACTGTGAAGCATGGAGAAAACGGCGTAAAAAATCAGCGGCTCGGATGGCTCCGGGCCGCTGTTCTTTTTCGCTTGTCAACGCTCCCAGCTGCGCTTGTCGGTGTCTTGGTAGGTCTCAATGCCGGGGCGCTGGTGCTTCAGCTCGGCGAACCGTGCAAAGGCTTTCCGGCGCTCCGTGCCGAAATATTTCTCGTCCAAAACTTGCTCCGTGGTGCCGTCCTCATAGGTGCGGACGATCCGCACAAAGTAGATTACCGGCTTGCCCCTGTAACCGGGGTCACGGGTCAGCTCCAGCCGGTCACGGTAGGCGGCAGTGGCAAGGGCGGCGTATCGCTCCGCCAGGGCCGCGCGGTATTCGGTCAGCTGGCCGATCAGCTCGTTACACCGGGCAATCATCCGGGCGGCGCTGTCATCGTTGGCCTTGATGCGGTCAGCGGTCAAGACGTCGGGCCGGAGCAGATAGGCGGTCAGCCGTATTTCCGCTTCCTGGCTTGGGTTGCCGTAGCGCTGGAATAGGTCAAGATAGCCATAGCTCATTGGGCGGTTCCTTTCTGCGCCTTCCTTGCGGCGCGGTATGTTTCGTAGACATCGGCGGCGGGAAATTCCTTCCTGCAACAATTCCACTTGGGACGCGGGGTCTTGCGGAGATAAATCGTATCGCCGTCGTCGTAGTCTAAATACCATTTCTCAAGTGTTCCGTCGTGGTTGAGTGTGTATCTTGTGGGGGCTGCGGTCGTGGCCATAGTGTTGTCCTTTCTGCCCTCGTTCCTCCGGGGCGGGCGGTTGTGGTTAAGGTGTTTTAGTGCTGCGCGTCATAGGCGGAGAGCGCACTTACAAGTCCGGCCTCCCACCGTTTTTCATTCTCTTCGGTGGTCTTGCTCATATCGTTTTCAAAGCCACAGCAAGCCTTGTAAAGTGGGCACCGCTCGCAATGGATAAATGCGTATTTGTCGCAGAACTCGGCGCAGATACGGCGCTCAATCTCGTATGTGTAATTCATGCGGTGACCTCCTCGCAGCTGGTGACGGTCCAATAGGCGATCCCGTCGGGGTTGTGCTCGTCGGCTCCCCAACCGATTACCGTTCCGGCGGGGATGGGGGAGAACGCTAAAAGGGCGTCATGCCGGGAAGTGCGTGTATTTTCGAGGCGGATTAAATATTTCATGTTCGATTCTCCTTTCTGGTGGGGCGGCTCAGCAGGCCGCCCCGATTTTCTCAAATGCGCTATCTTCACGCCCGCCGCTGAAAATCTGGCTTCCATACTTCCGGCGGATCTCGTCCATTGTGGCCTTGCCACGTCTCCACTTGCGGCCCTCTTCGGGGTGATGCCAATACCATCTTTCCTTGTTCTGGGACCAATGGAAACCGGCGGCTTTCAGCTCGTCCTTGTGGGGCTTCGTATTGCCTCCGCACCACACCCAAGAGCCGACCAACTCAACTTCCAGATCATCAAACTTCATCAGAAAGTCGATGATGTCGCGGAACTCGGCGGCGGTTTCGGTGGTCTGGTGGTACTCGTCCGCGCTGGCGTTGTGCTGCTTCTTCAGCATTTCAAAGAGGGCGTCGTGCTCGGCGTTGATCTGCTGCATGGCCTCAGTGCTGCCGCCCATGTCGGGGTGATACTTCATAGCCAAGCGGCGATACTGCTTTTTCAGCTCGTCCAAGGTCTTTACATTCTCGAAATATTTCATCATGGTGTTATCCTTTCCGGCCTGTCGGCCTGTGGCGTTGTCGTGTTTGCTGTTGTTGCCTGAATTATAAGGCGGACTGATACGAGCTGTCAAGGGGGTTTTCGCAAATTCGTGCAGGTTTGGCAGGTTCGCACAGTATCAGGCGGACTTTTTTGTGCATACTGTCAGGCTGACTTATACGCGCCTATGCGATATAATAAGACGTAAAAGGAGGTGCAACCATTGGAGCACAAGGAATTGAGGACCAGCAAGGCCCAGCGAGACGCCTCTCGCAAATGGGAGCGCGCAAACAACGAGAAAGTCACGGTCAAGCTGAGGATCGGCACCGACCCCAGCAAGGCCCAGATCAGAGCGGCAGCAGCAGCCGCAGGCCAGAGCGTCAACGCCTGGATCATTGAGGCCATCCGGGACAAGCTGTAACGAGCGTCAGAGCGTCGAGGGTACAACACCCCCGGCGCTTTTCTTTTTGTGAGCGGGGGCGGGGCGGCGGCAGTGAGAGAGGGAGAGAAGGGGAGGGGGGACTATAGGGGGGAGAGAATAAGAGAGTGAGAGAGTGAGCGTGTATTAGATATATATTAGCTTCTGTTAGATTCTATTAGCTTCTACTACAGGGATTAGATATATATACTTGCTCCTACCGAGATAGTAGCGTAAGAGGGAGAAGAAACGAATAAAAAACGCGAGAGAATGAGAGAAAGCGGGAGCAAAACGGAGCATTTGCGAGATATTCGGAGCTATTGCGAGATTGTGGCAATTCCCCTTTCCCGGTGAGATTTAAGGGGCCATTAAATATTTCCGTTGTGGCTGCTGGGCTTCGGCTGTTGCTGTGTCGATTCTGTGTATTTCCTCGCCCGGCCTGGGCAATTCCTGTTGGCTGCTCCGGCTGGGGGCTGATTCCATCAGGACGGGCCGAGGCTTCACCGGCTGGGGGTCAGGGGGCCAGAGGTAGAGACCAGAGAGCAGGGGGTTAGGGGGGTAGCGGAAAAACAGGGGGTGTCTCTCGCGCAGGGTATAGGGCTATATGCACACATCCCCTCTCCCCCCCCAAGAACTTGCAAGACATCTGCGGGGAGCTATGCCGGTGCTTCCTCTGGGGGTGGCGGAAAAAGAGGGTGGGGGATTTTATGTAGAACATTACGAAAATAACTGAAACCCATTGTGTCCGCTTGACGAAATATGCTTGAATGAAGTTGGCGGGATAGAACCCGCCTGCCTCCTATGTCAGACGCCAGTTTTCACCTTCAGTTCCTTTCCTGTTGCCCGGTGGGTACGAACAGCCCACCGGAGCATGGTTTCGTAGCTCAGTTGGAAGAGCGAGCGGTTGTTAACCGCTGGGTCGCAGGTTCGATCCCTGCCGGGACCGCCAGAATTTTTTGTGAGAGGGGGCCGGGGCATGGCTTATCAGAAGAAAAATCCCACTGCGGAAGAGCGCAAGGCGCACATGGATAACATGAACAAGAAGGCCGCCGCGGCCCACAGGAAACAGACGATTGAGAAGATCAAGGCGTTCCTGAAGCAGTCTGAGGAATACTTTGACGCGCAGGACCGGCTGGAGCAGGCATACAGCGAGGCGGGCCTTGCCAATGCGATGCGATGGACGGTTCAGCGGCTTCAGGGGTATTACGACTACAACGATGGCCGGGAGGCAGAGGTGGTCGAAGCGCAGGTGGAAGCCTTTGAAGCGGGCAATGAGGAGATCGACGATCCCCGCTGCGTTATGAGCTACTACGTGCGGCTGGCCTATCAGCGGATTCAGGAGCAGATCGACACCAGCCCTATCTATCAGGAAAAGGGCATGGTGACGCGAGGCATTTTTCTGAACAAACAGAAGCGTCTGGGCGGCTATCAGGACAAGCAGGAGACCCGCCAGGACATCAGCGTGAACGTGACCTTCGGGGACGGCGTGGACGCAAGCGACTTCAAGTGAGGAGGCGGCGAGGTGAACGGCCTGATTTTGGTTTTATCCCTGATCTGCGGTGCGGCCAGCATGGGCGCTGCCGTATGCGCAGTGCTGATTTTGCGGCTGCTGCGGGAGATCAAAGCCCCCTCCCCCACGGAACCGGAGAAGCCGGAGGCGGAAGAGCCTACGGACCGGCAGAAAAGCGTGGAGCAGGGCATTGACAACCTGATGACCTACGATCTGAACACCATGAAAGCCAGCCTGAAGGGGCGGGAGGTGTGATATGGCGGTTACGGTACAGCAGATTTTCGACATCGCCATCCACCTGATGGATTCCCAGAACGAATCCACCGGCTCCACGGACACGGCGGACACCAAGGAGTACAAGCTGCGGACCGTTTCTCTGCTGAACAGCGTGCTGGACCGTGCGTTTCCGTACAGCGACAACTACCGGGAAGCGCTGGAAGCGGCGGGCGGCAAGCGGCCTATCTGCCCCAAGGTGGCGGATATGGCGGACGAGGTGGCGCTGGATGAGCGGATCTGCACCGGGGCGCTGCCCTACGGTCTTGCAGGTCTGCTGCTGCTGGAGGAGGATCCCAGCAGAGCCAACTTCCTGTGGCAGACGTTTCTGGAACAGTTGGAACTGTGCCGCCAGAGCCTGCCCAGCGTGATCGGTGACGTGGAAAACCTGTACGGCGGCATTGAACACGGGGAGTTTGGGGCATGGTGGTAGATGGGACGTGGGTCTACCGCTGCCCTATCTGCGGGAAAGCGCTTCAGCACATCGAACCGGGCAGTGTGATCTACAACACGCCTATTTACTGCCGAAGATGCAAGGTGAGCCACTATCCCACCATTTTTGAGGGGCGGGAGCTGGATACAGACGTCCCCTTCCCCCTGAAAACCGAATAAAAACGAGAGCCCAACGAGGCCATGAGAACGGCGAAAGCCGTTTCTTGTGGTCTCGTTTTTATTTTGTCAACAAAGCCAGACCAGGCTTTGAAAATACAAAGATCCGGCCAGACCAGGCCGGGGAAAGAGGCCAATATGGACGAAAACATGAACCAGATCCCCGAACAGGAGCCCGAAACTACGGACGCCTTTTTGGACGATTGGGAAGGCGGCGCGGAGATGACGGCAGACCAGCCGGAGGAGACCGTAGAGCCGGTGGAGATTGGCGAGGAAACGCCTGTCGAGGACCCCAGTGAGAGCGCAGAGACGCCGGAAGAGGGCACCGAGCCTCCCGCAGACGCGGAACAGGCAGCCCAGACGCAGCAGACCGAGGCGGAGACCGTGGACGCACGGCCCCAGACATGGGAACTGCGGCACATGGGCGAGGTGCGGCAGGCCAACGAAGCGGAAATGGTGGCACTGGCCCAGAAGGGCATGGACTACGACCGCATCCGCAGCCAGTATGACGAGTTTAAGCCTGTGATGGAGATGGTCAACCGCTTTGCAAACCAGCAGGGGTTGAACACCAAGGAATATATTTCCATGCTCCGGGCGCAGGCCAAGCAGGCCGAGGGTCTGAGTGAAGCGGACGCACGGCGCTCCGTGGAGCTTGAGGACCGGGAGGCCGTTGTGGCCGCCGCAGAAGCAGAGCGGCAGGCCCAGCAGGACGCCATGGCGCAGGCCCAGCGGGCCGAGGCCGAGGCGGCAAGCCGCCGACAGGCGGACATTCAGGAATTTCAACAGACATTCCCCGAGGCAGCAAAGGACCCCAACAGCATCCCACCTCAAGTGTGGGCAGACGTGCGGAACGGCTTTTCTCTGGTAGCCGCCTACGCCCGGTACGCCGTGCATCAGGCGCGGCAGGACGCGGCAGACGCCAAGCGGGAGACCGCCTCCGTACAGCAGAACCAGCGGAACGCGGAGCGCTCCACCGGCAGCATGAGAAGCGCCGGGGACAACTCCAAGACGCGGGACGATTTCGGAGACGCCTTTGACAGTGCCATGTAACGGCTCTTTTGCCTATGGGGAAACCGGACGAAAGAGAGGTTTTTACCTATGGCTATCAACTACGCAATTAAGTACGCAACCAAGATCGCGGAGCGCTTCAAGAAGGCCTCCATTACCGCCGATGACTGCGGCAACAGCTATTCCTGGCTGAATCCCAACAGCCGCACCATTCGCATTGGCAGCGTGAACACCGTGCCCGAGACCCAGTACACCCGCAGCGGCTCCAACCGCTTTGGCGAAGTCCATGACGTGGGCGACACCCTTCAGGAGATGACCTGCGAACAGCAGCCCGCCTTCTCCTTCACCATTGACGCGCTGGATCAGACCGATCAGGCCATCCAGAAGTCCGCAGGCAGCGCTCTGCGCCGTCAGCTGGACGAGGTGACCATCCCCGGCATGGACAAGCACCGCATCAAGAAGTGGATCATGGGCGCGAACATCGCCGTCAAGGAAACTACCGCCCCCACCAAGGCCACCATCGGCGGCCTCATCATCGACCTGAACGCGAAGATGACCGACGCGCTGGTGCCTCTGGAGGGCCGCACCCTCTACATCGCCACCGAGTACTACAAGCTGCTCAAGCAGATGCCCGATTACATCGGCGTGGACGCTCTGGGCAAGGAGGCTCTGGCAAAGGGCGTTGTGGGCGAGTTCGACGGCTGCCGCGTGAAGCCCATCCCCACCAGCTACATGCCCGCCGGAGTGTACTTCTTCATCAAGCACAAGGGCTGCACCGTGGACCCTGTGAAGCTCCAGAAGTACAACATCCTGACCGAGGTGCAGGGCTATTCCGGCCCCGTGGTGCAGGGCGTGACCTACTATGACAGCTTCGTGCTGGGCGCCAAGGGCGACGGTGTTGCCGTTTGCGGCAATGCTGCGGTTCTGGCGGCACCCGTGATGTCTATTACCGGCCATGCTGTCAGCATCACCGCCGTGTCCGGCGTGGTGTTCAAGTACACCACCGACGGCACCAACCCCCGGTACTCCACCACCGCCGAGGTCTACACCGCCGCTGTGACCCTGACCGCCGGTCAGACCCTGCGGGCTGTGGCCACCAAGGACGGCTGCGTGGGCATCGAGGGCACCAAGGATTACGAATGATCTCATGGGAGGGGGCTGCGGCCCCTTCCCGCCTATATGGACGGAGCGGGTGCATGAACCCGGCCCGTCCGCCAGATATAAGGAGCGGTTATGCCTCGATATAAACAGACAGCAGGCGGAACGGTACAGGTGGATTTGGGGACGCTGAACCCCAAACAGAAGCAGTTCTGCCAGTCCCGGAGCCGGTACACGGCTTACGGCGGTGCCAGAGGCGGCGGCAAGACACACGTTCTGCTGCGGAAGGCAGCAGGCGGCGCGCTCACTTACCCCGGCATCAAGATCCTGATCGTGCGCCGGGAGTACCCGGAATTGGAGCAGAACATCATCCTGCCCATGCAAAAGCTGATCCCGTCGGAGGTGGGCAGCTACAACGGCAGTATGCGGATGATGTTCTTCTGCAACGGCAGCATTATCAAGTTCGGCCACTACGGCGCGGGAGACGATCAGGAATACCAGGGCCTTGAGTTTGACTGGATCTTCATGGAGGAGGCCACTCAGTTCTCGGAATCCCAGTTCCGCACACTGGGCGCGTGCTTGCGAGGTGCGACCAAGTTCCCTCGGCGGATGTACCTGACCTGCAACCCCGGCGGCATCGGCCACCTGTGGGTAAAGCGGCTGTTCGTGGACCGGGAATACCGGGAGGGGGAAAAGGCCAAGGATTACACCTTTATCCCCGCTACGGTGGACGATAACCCCCAGCTTTTGGAGGCGTCCCCGGAGTACAAGCAAATGCTGGACCTGCTGCCGGAGGATGTGCGGCGGGCGTGGCGTTACGGTGACTGGAACGCCATGGCAGGCACGTTCTTCCCGGAGTTCCGCAAAGAAACCCATGTGATCGCACCTTTTGTACGGGTGCCCCGGGAGTGGAAGAAATACCGGGCGTTCGACTACGGCCTTGATATGTTCGCCTGCCTTTGGGTGGCGGTGGACTTTGAGGGGCGGGCCTATGTGTACCGGGAGGTACAGCAAAGCGGCTTGATCGTCAGCGAAGCGGCAAAGCTGGCAAATGCCCTAACCCCGCCGGAAGAACACATTGAGTTTACCATTGCCCCGCCGGATATGTGGAACCGGCAGAAGGACAGCGGGCGGAGCATGGCGGAGATCTTCGCACAGTACGGGTTAGGACTGCTGAAAGCCAGCAACAACCGCGTTCAAGGATGGATGGCCGTCAAGGAGCTGCTGAAGCCCATGAAGAGCGACACGGACCGGCCCGGACTGCTGGTGACGGAAAATTGCGTGGGCCTGATCCGCAATCTGCCCTCCATCCAGCATGACGAGAAAAACCCCTCGGACTGCGCCACGGAGCCCCACGAGATCACCCATATCTGCGACGCTGCCCGGTATTTCTGTGTCACCCGCGTTCTGGGCGCGCAGAAAACCGTGGAAAAGATCGTGGACGATTTCGATGAGGGCGAGGACTACGATGACGTAATGACGGGCGGGGAAATGACCGCCGGTTATCTATCCTACGGATAAAGGAGGCCCAGACGATGGCTCAAATCACATCCAGCAACGATATTCAGGTGTTGAAGATCCGCCAGTTTTTGGGCCTGAACGAGAACCCGGACGGGGATACCAAGATCAAGAACGGCGAAATGAGCAAGATGCGGAACTTCCGTGTAACGCGGGAGAAGCACTTGCAGCTGCGCCCCGGCACTAAGACGGTCCTGAACCTGAAAACGGCATGGGACGCATGGTGTGCGGAGAGCGGCCACACGGCCCCCACAGCAAACCCGGTTTTCTCCGGCGCGTGGGAGGGCGTGGTAGACAGCAAGCAGCGGACCCTTGCCGCCTTCGGCGGGCTGATCTTCTCCCTGGACCCGGCAGCGGCAACAACCAAGGTTGTGGGCCAGTGTACGCAGGACCAGACCTCGTTCTTCGGGTTTTCCAACAAGGTTTACCTGCTGAACGGCCATGAATACATGAGCTGGGACGGCAAGGAAAACAGCAGCTTTGCGGCGGTGGAGGGCTATATCCCCACGGTGATGAACGCAACTACGCCTGCGGGCGGTGGGTTCCTGCTGGAAAACGTGAACCGGCTGACGGGCAAGCGGAAGGTGCTGTATTCCCCCGACGGCAAGGAGACGGTTTTCCACATCCCGGAAAAGACGGTGGACGAGATCATCTCCGTGAAGATCGGAGACAAGGCGCAGACCTTTACCCCCGACCTGAAGGCACGGACTTTCACCATCACCCCTGCTCCAGCCGCCGGTGTCAACACGCTGGAGCTGATTTACCGCAGCGGCAACGGAGAGCGGGCGCAGGTAACGGGGATGCGCTTCTCCGAGCTTTACAACGGCCAGACGGACAGCCGCGTGTTTCTATACGGAGACGGCACCAACAAGACCATTTACTCCGGCATTGATTCCGCCACTGGCAAGCCTTCGGCGGAATACTTCCCGGATCTGTACGAGGCGGAGGTGGGCGAGGCCAACACGCCTATCACCGGCATGGTGCGCCATTACGCACGGCTGGTGGTATTCAAGCAGGACGCTACCTACTCCATGAGCTATTCCACGCTGGTAACGGCTACGGACGTCACCACGGCGGCGTTTTACGTGACCCCTGTCAACCGGCAGTTCGGCAACAAGGCTCCGGGTCAGGTGGACATTCTGGAGAACAACCCCCTTACTCTGGACGATCAGGCGGTGTACCGGTGGCGGAGCGTATCCACCAGCGGCAATATCACCTTTGACGAGCGGAACGCGGAACGGATCTCCGACCGGGTAGAAGTGACGCTGCAAGGCTTTGATATGGCAGAGACCCGGACCTTCAACCGGAAATCGGCACAGGAATACTGGTGGATGTACGGAGACAAGGCGCTGATCCTGAACTACGGCGCGGACGCATGGTATCTCTACACCGGATTGAGCTTCCGGGCCATGGTGGAGGTGGGGCTGGAGACCTACGGCTTCCGGCCTGACGGCGGCGTGGTGCATCTTTCCCGGCAGTACCGGAACGATGACGGCAAGGACATTGACGCCTACGCCGCTACCGGCTCCATGGATTTTGACCGGGACTGGGTGCTGAAATACAGCCCGCTTATTTTCGTGGCAATCCAGCCGGAGAGCAACGCGCGGGTGCATGTGACGGTGGAGACCAACCGCCGCAGCGACTACCCGGAGAAAATCGTGTCCTCCGGCCTTGCCACCTTTGCCCATGCGGACTTCGCCCACTGGTCTTTCGGCACCAACCGAAAGCCGCAGGTACGGCGGGTGAAGATGAAGGTGAAGAAGGCCACCTTCTACAAGCTGGTATTCAAGAGCAAATCGGCATCGTCTACCGCAACGGTTCTGGAGACGGACGTGCAGCTCCGCTATACCGGAAATGTGAAATAAAGGGGTGAACCCATGAGCAAACAGACGATGACCCCTGAGCGGGTCGGCAAGGAATACAACGCGGGCATCAGCTTCAACAGCGGCATTGACCTCTATGACTGCGTGGAAACCAACGAAAATTTCTTCATTGGTAAGCAGTGGGAGGGTGTGCAGAGCAACGGCCTCCCCACCCCCGTATTTAACTTTCTGAAACGAGTGGTGCTGTTCTCCGTGGCGAATATCTCCACGGACAACCTGAAACTATGGGCGCGGGCCATGTCCTCCAGCGGAGAGCGGAATACACAGACTTTGGAGCTGGTGGCCGACATTCTCAACGATCAGTTTGCGTCCATCTTCGAGCACAACAGCATCGGCGGGCGCATCCGGGAGTATACCCGCAATGCCGCTGTGGACGGTGACGGCTGTATGTATACCTACTGGGACGATACGGCGGAGACCGGACAGGCCAGCAAGGGGGCCATCCGCACGGAAGTCCTGATGAATACGCAGGTTTTGTTCGGCAATCCCAACAACCGGGACGTGCAGAGCCAGCCCTACATCATTCTGGAACGGCGGATGCTGCTGAGTGAAGCCCGGAAGCGAGCCAAGCGGTACGGCAAGGACCCGGACGAGATCCAGCCGGACAACAAGGACTGCGGAAACAACTACATGGATTCCATGAGCGGCAGCGGGAACAAGGTGACGGTGCTGCTCCGGCTGTGGAAGGATGACGAGACCGGCACCGTCCACGCCTACGAGTGCACCCGGCAAGCGGAGATCCGGGGCGATCTGGACCTCGGCATCAAGCTGTATCCCCTGACGTGGATGAACTGGGACTATGTGCAGGACTGCTATCACGGACAGGCGATGATTACCGGTCTGCTGCCCAACCAGATCTTTGTGAATAAGCTGTTTGCCATGTCCATGATCTCCCTCATGACACTGGCCTATCCGAAGGTGGTATATGATTCCACCAAGGTAGCCAAATGGACCAACAAGATCGGCGGGGCTATCCCGGTAAACGGAAGCGTGGAGGGCGTGGCGAAGATCATTGACCCGGCCAGCATCTCCCCCCAGATTAGCCAGTTTATCGACATTGCCATCAGCTACACGCAGAAGTTCCTCGGCGCATCGGACGTGGCGCTGGGCGATACCCGGCCGGACAACACCTCCGCCATTATCGCCTTGCAGCGGGCGGCGGCAACGCCTATGGAGCTGACGAAGCAGAACCTTTTGCAGAGTATTGAGGATCTTGGCCGCATCTACATGGAGTTCATGGGCGAATACTACGGAGAACGGTATGTGGAGATCTCCAACCCCTATGACAGCAGCAAATTGGTGGTTCCCTTTGACTTCTCCATCCTGAAGGAGATCCCCTTCACCATTGGGCTGGATGCGGGCGCGGCTTCCTACTGGAGCGAAATTGCCGCCATGCAGACCTTGGACAATCTGCTGATGCAGGGCAAGATCTCCACGGTGGAATACCTGAAACGTCTGCCTGCCGGGCAGATCACCGACAAGGAGGCGCTGATCCAAGCCCTCCAGCAGCAGGAACGTGCCATGATGGGTGGTCAGCCGGGAGCAGAGGGCGAACAGCCTGTTACCGAGGAGGAAGCCGTCCCCATTCGGGGCGGGGCCGGATACGGCCAGTTGCAGCGGAAAATCAACGAGACCGGCGAAGTGCCGAAAACGGAGGTAGGTGCTTAAATGGATAAGCGATTGACAGCGGACCTGAACGTGGTAGCCAACTCCAATCTGGAAATCCAACTGCTGGACGGCGATCTGAACATCATTCAGAAGTTGGACGATGAGCCGAACGACGTGGGCGGTTTGACCAGTGCGGAGCTGAAAGCCAAGTTTGATGAAGGCGGCAACATCATCAAGAAGTACATCAACGAGACCCTGATCCCGTCGGTTCTGACGGATGACGCCACAGAGGAGAGCCGCAAGCAGGCGGAGGCGGCGCGTGTTGCAGCAGAGCAGGGGCGCGTGACCGCCGAAGAGGGCCGGGTATCTGCTGAATCTGGGCGGGTATCCGCTGAGCAAGGCCGGTCTGAGGCCGAATCCTCCCGCGTCTCTGCTGAAAACGCCAGAGCGCAGGCAGAGACCGCCAGAGCAGACGAGACCGCCGGTATCGTAGCCCGTGCAACCGCACAGGCCAATGCGGCGGCGGGCAGCGCGTCCCAAGCCGCAGGCAGTGAGCAGAGCGCCAAGGACGCGGCGGGTACGGCCATCGGTGCGGCAAGCTCCGCCAGTCAGTCAGCGGCGGCAGCGGCCAGCTCCGCGTCTCAGGCCAGCGCGGCAGCGGCGGCAGCGGCGCAGAGCGCGTCCAGTGTGGACGGTATCAACAAAACCGCCCAAAGCTGGGCCGTAGGCGGCACCAACACCCGCCCTGGTGAGGACACGGACAACGCTAAGTATTGGGCAGAGCAGGCACAGGCAGCGGTTGGCGGCGACTTCGCTACCAAAACGGAGGCGCAGGGCTATGTATCAACGCATAACCAGAGCGTTGACGCCCACGCCGACATCCGGGAAGCACTGAACGGCAAGGCGGCGGGGAAACACGCCAGCCAGCACGGGAAGAATGGGGCAGACCCCATTACCCCTGCGGCCATCGGGGCGGCGTCTCTTGGAGCGGACGGCAAGGTGCCTGCAAGCCAGCTGCCGGAGATCAGCTCCGTCAAGACCTACACCGCCACCATTGGAACCACATGGACAGAGGACAGCAACACCGGGGTCAAGACCCAGAGCGTGGCGATTCCGGGGGTGCTGGCAAGCCATACGGCCACGGTGGACCATGCCTACACCGGCAGTGGGACAAGCGATGATTACGCGGCCTTTGTGGAGGCGGAAAACCAGTACCTGACGTACATCACCAACGGCTACGCAGAGACCTATGACGGCGGCATCAAATTTACGATCTTCGGGGACGCCAACACGGTTCCCATCCCCATTGTTGCGGAGGTGAGCTGATGGGCAGAGTGATTTTGAGCGGGGCGAGTAAAGGCATGACCAAGCCAACCGTAGGAGCGCCTATTTCGGAACTTGCAGTTGGCTCCCCAGTCAGACTAAGCGTGAATGGCACCGTAACTGATTTTCTGATCGTTAATCAGGGTATCCCTTCTAATTCCATCCTGTATGACAGCTCCTGCAACGGCACTTGGCTGCTGATGAAGAACATCTACGAGAACCGTGTCTGGCAGAGCGGAAATATCAACAAGTACGAAAGCAGCGACATCCACACCTACCTGAACAACACGTTCCTGAACCTGTTTGAGAGCAATATCAAAGACGCAATCAAGCAGGTCAAGCTCCCGTATCGCAAGAACAGCGGTTCTGGCGGCACTGACCAGAGTGGTGCGAACGGTCTACTCTGCAAGATTTTCCTATTGGGTGGTTATGAGGTTGGCTTCACGACCAGCGACAGCGAAGACTTCCCGGTGGACGGTGCGAAGCTGTCCTACTTTACGTCTGGGACCGGCACGTCCGCTAACAACAAGCGTATTGCGTACCTGAACGGCTCGGCCGCCGCCTGGTGGCTCCGCTCCCCGCGCGCCAGCAATGCCGCCAGCGTGTGGGGCGTCTATACCAATGGCGACTCCTTCAGCAGCAGCGCAGTCAACTCGCGCGGCATCCGCCCCGCTTTGATTCTTCCCTCTACACTCTCGGTCAATAAAAACGGGATGGTGATTGCCTAATGGGACACTGTTTATTTTTGCGGAAGGGCGAGGTGCATACGGCACCGGTTACATACAAGGCGAACTTTGCGGATAATACGTGGGAACAAATCATTGATGCTTGCCACAAGAACAAGGTTCCAGCTACTTGGGCGGTGGGCAACCAGAAGCCCATGACCATCAACGGAACGGCTTATGCTATCGACATTATCGGAAAGGGGCACGATGACTATGCCGATGGCTCCGGAAAAGCTCCCCTGACCTTCCAGCTGCATGACTGCTACGCGGACAGAAAGATGATGAACGGTGGCAACACCAACAGCGGCGGCTGGACGAGCTGTGACATGCGAAGCACACACCTGCCCGCCATTCTGGCGCTGATGCCAACGGAGGTACAGAACGGCATCCAAGAGGTGAATAAGCTAACCTCGGAGGGTTCCCGGAGCACCACCATCAGCACCACGGCGGACAAGCTATTCCTGCTGAGCGAGATTGAGATTTTTGGTAACATCACCTATTCTGCAAGCGGCGAGGGCACACAATACGCCTACTATAAGGCAGGCAACAGCAAGGTGAAGAATTACAACGGTAGCGCGAACTACTGGTGGCAGCGCTCTCCATGCATTGGCAACTACACGAGTTTCTGCGCGGTCAGAAACAGCGGCCTCGCCGACTACATCAGTGCGAATGATGTGTATTGCATATCTTTTGCCTTCTGCTTTTAAAAAAGCCGGAGGTCAATCCTCCGGCAGGCCCCACAGGGCTTCCGACGCGTTCTGCTGGGCGACGACTTTACGCTTGAGTTCGTCCAGCTCGTCCAGAAGTTCTACGGTCATGTAGTAGAGTTCTTCATAGGCTTGGCGCTGTGCATCGGTCATGTTGACCACCTCCTTTGAGGGGATGATACCACAGAGGCCGGGTCGAAACGCGTCGGAATGTGGGGCAACAACAAATTAAAATCGGTTGAAGATTCAACCGAAAAAATGAAAGGGGTATACATTATGGAAAAGAAGTTTGCTGAGATCATCAACGAGGGCTGCAAGAGCGGCAAGACCATCGAGGCCATCAACAAGGAGCTGAAGGAGGCGGGGGCCAACTTCCACCTGAATCCTGACGGCGGCGTGGCCAACTGGACCGAGGCTGAGATGGCCGAGGGCTTTATCCCCGCAGAGACCGAGCCGGAGGACGTGAAGCACCTCCACGATTACATGCGGCGTGACCCCGCCAAGGCCAACACCGAGGAGGAGGTTTGGACGCCGGAAGGCCATTACCGTATTACCTTCGACGAGGATGGTCGTCCTGAGAAGGCCGTGCGGGTGTGACCACCGAAAGGAGGTACACAATGAACGCTTTACACATCAAAAACACGGTGTTGGCGGTGCTGGCTGCGGCTGGCTCCGCCATCGCCCAGGCTCTGGGGGGCTGGGATATGGCGCTGAAAGTGCTGATCTGTTTCATGGTGCTGGACTACGCCACCGGCTGGATGGTAGCAGCCATCTGGCATAAGTCCAGCAAGAGCGGCACCGGGGCGCTGAGTTCCGACGCCGGGTTCAAGGGGCTGGCGAAAAAGTGCGTCATGCTGGCGCTGGTATGGATGGGGGCATTACTGGATCAGGCCACATCCAGCGATTTTGTGCGGGACGCAGTGTGTATGTTTTTCATCGCAAACGAGGGGCTGTCGATTTTGGAGAATACGGCAGTGATGGGGGTCCCCTACCCGGCCTTTGTGAAGAATATGCTGGATGCTATCCGCCAGGCCAGCGATCAGGGGAAACAGAATACGGAGGCTCACACATGAGCACGAGAGCGGGCACCGTCCCGCTCTCCGACCTACAATTCATCAAGATTTATTTAAACCGGAAGCGTCTCCGCTCCACCACGGCCAACCTGAAAAAGATGCTGGCGGAGGCGGGCGGGGACGCTATCTGCAATGGTTCCATTTTCCTGCGGAACCAGACCCCGGCCTGCCATTTGAAGGCAGACGGGCAGACCCGCAAGACCCCCAATTACCGGGCGTGGGCCATCAGCTGGAGCACCCCGGCGGACTTCGGCGTGAAAACCGTGCCCAATGGGGACCGGAATTACATGGAGTGCGTTCACCTCATCATCGGCGGGAAGAAGATCTACCCCGTCACCTGCGGAGCGGATATGAAGTACCGCGCTCCCCGGACGGCCGTCGGCACCAAGAACGGGCGGTTTGCCTACTATGTGAGCAAGGACCGGCGGACGCCGGAACAGCTGCGGGATTTGCTGGCCGCGTCCGGCTGGGACAACGCCATCATGATGGATGGCGGCGGGTCTACTTGCTTCATGGACAAGAACGGCAAGGGCTTTACCGGGGACGGGCGGGTAATCCCGTTCTTCCTCGTCTGGAAACTGAAAAGCGGGGATGCGTGTGAGCCGGAAGGAGAAAAACCCATGGTAGAGATCAACGCCTATTCCAAGGCGAAGGACGGCGGCAAGAAGCTGTCCACAAACTTTAAAGTGAAAGAATTTGCCTGCAAGGACGGCTCTGACGCCGTGCTGGTAGCCCCCCGGCTGGTGATGGTTTTGCAGAGCATCCGCAGTCACTTCGGCGCGGCTGTGACCATCAACAGTGGGTATAGGACGCCGCAGTACAATACCAAGGTCGGCGGCGTGGCCCACAGTCAGCACTGCTACGGAACGGCGGCGGACATTACCGTGCGGGGGCAGAAGCCGGCAGCGGTGGCGGCCTACGCCCGGAAGATTATGCCGGACTGGGGCGGCGTGGGGATTTATGGCAGCTTTTGTCATATCGACGTGAGAGAGACCAAAGCTGACTGGAACGGATAAGGAGGGCCAAGTATGGCAGGGTACTACGATAAAAACAAAGACTACTCCAAGGAGCTTCAGCGAACGGACCTGTCGGCCTCCGAGCGGGACCGGCTGACCAAGGAGCGCCAGAACAAGATCAACGATAAGTACGGCGGCAGGGAGCCGAACATGATCGGCTCCGATAAGACGTACAGCCAGACCTATGACAAGGGCGGCAGCCGGCGGGATAACGGCAGCTCCGGCGGCAGCTCTCAGGCGGCAACCGGTGGGACACCTTACATAAAAGGCCCCGGCTACGGCACCGGCGGCTATACCACGCCGGGAATTTACGGTGCGGCCAATTTGCAGCCCACGGATCAGGCAAATTACTGGAAGAAGATGACCGGCGGCGCGGATATGAGCAGACGGCCCGATCTGGCCGGGGGATATTCCATTTCCAACGGCTACACCGTGTTTTACGATGAGAATGGCTACGCGAAGAAGGCGGTCAAGGGTGTGGCGGACTACACCCCCCATCAGGACATCAACGCCGGAAACGGAAGCTACGGCAAGAGCGGCGCGTGGACGGACAACGAAATGATGTCCGCACTGGACCGCTCCAAGATTCAGGACATCCGCAACCGGCTTCAGCGGGGCGAGATCACCGGCGATCAGGCGAACCAGGCGGCAAACGCCATCCGGGCCGGATATGGCTACACCATTGATAAAAACGGCTATGTGACGGACAGCGGCGCTCTTTCCTCCGCGAATGATCTGCGGCGGCGGCTGGGTCTGGACGTCAGCCCGGAAAGCGCGGAGCTGGCCTACTACCGCTATCTCATGGGCACGGACACCTCCCCCATTGCACAGGCCAGTGGCAAGGTGCAGTCCTTCGGGGACTATCTAGCGGAGAATGGCGGCGTACAGGCCGGGACTACCGGCTACGGAACCCCGGCATACAGCCAGCAGCAGCGGGTCACGGATATTAACGCAGGCAGCACCCCGGCGAGCAATTTCACGGCGCAGGCCGGCACGAGCTTTGACATCGGGGACGGCAGCGACTACTTGAAAGAACTGTACGCCAAGAAGGTGGCGGCGGAGCTGGCGGCGCTGAAATCCGCTTACGAGCAGAACACTGCCACGCTGGATGCCAGCCGTGCGCAGATCGCGCCGGTGTATGACATTGCCCGGAACAGCGCGGCCAACCAGAACGCTTTGAGCCGTGGCGCGTTTCAGGAGATGGCGGTGGCCAACGGCCTGAACACCGGCACCACCGGGCAGGCGGCGCTGGCACAGGACGTTGTTCTCCAACAGAACCTCTCCCAGATCGACCGGGAGCAGGCGGAAAAGACGGCGGCTATCGACCTCCAGCGGAGCCAGCTTGACACGGAGTACCGAAACGCCATTGCCAAGGCAGAGGCCACGGGAGACGCGGAGCTGGCAAACGCCCTGTACGAGGAATACGTCCGGCAACAGAATCTCTACGCCAAGTACGGCGCACAGACGGGCGGCTCCGGCGGCTCCGGCACGGCGGCTGTGGTAAAACCCAATCTGACGGCCAGTCAGGTGCAGTCTGCCCTGAAAAACGGCATTGTGACGGACGACGTGATCTCCGCCTTTGATTACTACTACGGGCAGGGGGCCTATGATTCCCTGTACGGCACCGGCAGGTTGACGGCGGGGACAACCGGCACTGCCAAAACCGGCAGCAGCACCGGCAAAAAGAAGGGAAGCTATTCCAACGGCTCCCTGACCAATGAGCAGGTAAAGCAGCTCCAGAAATACTACGGTGTGTCTCAGGACGGCAAGTGGGGGGCCAACTCCAAGAAGGCCGCAGGCGGCCTGACGGCTGACCAGGCATGGGCGAAGTATCAGGGCGGCGGCAGCGGTAGCAGCAACTACGGAAACATCCGCAGAACGATCACAGGCTATATGTCTCAGGGCAACTACGCAAAGGCGCAGAGCTACCTGAAATCCAACTGGAACAGCCTGACAGAGGCACAGCAGCAAGAGCTTTCCGATCTATTCGGGTAAGGAGGCTATACGATGGCGGTAAAGATGCCGGATCTGGTCGCCTACGGCGAGCGGGTCAACAAAACACAGAATAACAGCGGTGGCGTTCAGATGCCGAACCTTGTAGCCTATGGCAAGCGGGTGGAGACGCGGAAGGCCAAGGAGACGAAGGCCGTTACGCCTTCTGTCTCCCCCCGGCCTATGGAGAACGCCAGCACCGGGAACAGCCGCCCCAACAGCCGCCTGCTGGCAGACGTGCGGACCGGCGGAACCACGCCCCCCTCTCTGGACAACGGGCGCGTGGGGAAGGTGATCTCCGGTGCAACGAAGTCTGCCGGTTCTGCCTACGCAAATCTGGGCGGCGTGCTGGCGGAGGGGGCCGGGAAGCTGAATACCCGGATCGCCAACCAGAACGCCGGAGATTCCCTGCAAAGCGACCATGACGCGGTGAAGCGGTACGAAAAGATGCTCCGGGACGTGAAGTGGGCCAACGGCAAGGCCATGACGGCGGCGGACGTGAAGCAGGTGCAGGGCTACCTTGCCAGCGCCAAGCGGCGGATCGCGGCCCACGAGGGCTACACCAAGGCGGTGGAGCAGTCCGACAAGGCAGTGGCGGACAAGGCGTATCAGACGGCGGACCGTCTGTCCCAAAGCTCCGCTGCGGACGTGGCACAGGCCAAGGAAGGGCTGGGGCCGGTGGGCCAATTCGCCGTGGATCTGGGCGTTCAGGGCGTACAGATGGCGGGGGATGTTGCGGCCAGCGCCGTGATCCCCGGAGCCGGTCTTGCCCTAATGACGGCCCGTTCCGCCGGGAGCAGCGCCCAGCGGGCCAGACAGTCCGGGGCCACCTATGCCCAGCAGCTTGCCTACGGACTGGGGAGCGGCGCTTTGAGCCTTGCCACGGAGAAGATCAGCAACGTGGCAAGCCCCTTCAAGAAGGCGTTCGGCGGCGGCGTTCTGGACAACGCCATCAACGGTGCGCTTTCCAAGCTGAACAACAGCGCGGCGGGCCGCGTGGCCCTCTCCATGATCTCCGAGGGCGGTGAGGAATTTCTTGAGGACGTTTTCCAGCCTGTTTTGCAGCGGGCCACCTATGCCCCCTCCGCCCGGTTCGATCTGAGTGATGCGCTGTATGACGCGGCGGTGGGCGCGGCCATGGGCGGCATCGGCGCAGGCGTTGACGTCATCCGACAGCGTGGAAGTAGTCAGGCGGACGCACAGCCCACGCAGGAGGTACGCCCGGAGGCGCGGGAGGGTACTTATACCCCCACCCCCGCAAACGCCGCAGAGGGCACGCAAAACGCCGCCCCCGGTGTGGAGACGGCGGGCAGGCTGACGAGCACGGACAATATGCTGCGGTATCGAAGCGATATTGACAAGGTTTTTTCGGGAGACTATCCAAGCGGCAAATTGCTGTCTGTTGGGGACACGCCGGAGCTTTTGACCCGTTACGGGGCAAACCCGCTTCCAATGACAATGACGCAAGATGCAGCTTATAAAATCGCATACCCGGAAGGGTATATGGGCGGCAAACATAATTTGGGTATGTCTGTTCTAAAGCAGCTCCCCTATCAAATCGAAAACCCAGTTGCGATTTTGAAGTCGAACACACAGCCAAGCAGCATTGTGCTGCTGACCGCGTGGAAAGACGGCGACAAGAGCATTATTGTCCCGCTGCATCTGGACAAGCAGGGAGCAATCAGTGTGGAAAATAGAATTGCCAGCGCTTACCAGACAGGCCACATGCAAAGCTATCTTGGAGAAGCAGACAGCAATGTGCTCTACACAAAAAACAACGAGGACGTCCATCAGCTTCTTTCCAATGGGGTACAATTCCCCAAGGCGATGGCTGATGACATCCTCGCTAAGAACAATATATCACAGGCAGAAGCAAAAAGCAACCGGGATATTCTCTCTGAGGTTCTGTTTGGGAAGAAACGGGCGGATATGGATGCCATGACGCCGGAGCAGCAAAACGCCATATATCAGGCCAATGAAGCCGGAACCGTTGGCATGGACGCCACCGGAAAGGTGTTCCAGATCGACCCGGAGCAGCACATCGACCGGCGGCGGATGGAGACGGTGGGCGGCAGAGACGTGAACGCCTTCCAGTTCGACCATCCGGAGCTGCACCACTACTATCAGGAAGCGGCCAACGCCCTGATCGCGGATGCAGACCTTTCCCTCCAGCAGCCCATGAGCCGCCGTTATGAGCGGACCATGGAGGGTAACGCCGTCCAGCAGGCGGCGCAGACCTCGCCACACCTGCGTCAGGCCATGAATGAAACTGGGCTTTCCCGTGACGCCATCATCGACGCAGCCCAGCGGATCATCACTGATCAGGGGCAGGAGAACGTGGCAGCAGCTAAGCGGGTGGAGCTGATTCTGGACGATATGCTCTCTCACGGCTACACTACCATGACCGGCGAACAGGTGGGACCCAACAGCGGGTATCTCACCGCCAAGCAGAGCATTTTGGGCGCGGGCGAGCAGGCGCGGGGCCGCGGTTTAGACGATGTGGATGCTTTCGACACGCCGGGTGACGCCGTGGCGGGTGCGGTGAACACGCCCTTTGATACCATGCAGGCCAAGAGTGATGAGTTTTACCCGGTCAACCCCAACAGCGCGGCGCGGGTGCAGAATGACCAGCGGCGGGCACCCTCTGAGGTGCCAACGGTGAACCCTGACACCGGGCGGAATGTGGAGAAAACGGTCTCCACCATTCTCAATAGCCCCCTTACCTCCCCTGAAATGGCAACCGTGTATGAAAACGCCATTGCAGACGGTAAATTCGATTATGACGTGGTAACCGACCAAAGCGCGGTAGGATTGGCGCAAGCAAAACTTGACCGTGACGGACTACAGGAAACCGCAACCAAGTTTATCGCAATGGTTGATATGGGACAGCGCATTACAAAATGGGATATGGCTGACGCTATCAACGCATATAATCGCGCTGTAACAGAAGGCGACCGAAAAACTGCCTTTGATCTGACCAGCGCGATCGCTGCGGCAGCTCATGACAGCGCACAGGTGACGCAGGCCATGAACCTGATGAACCGGTTGACGCCGGAGGGCCGTCTGCTGACGCTGCGGCGGCTGGTAGACAAAATGAATGACCGGGCGGCACGGCAGAACCGAGCACCCCGGCAGAACACCCCCGGAAGCGGAGACGTGGAAGGCGCACGGGTGGACTACATCGACAAGGTAACGGGCTTCACCCTCTCTGACGAGCTGGCCACCAACTACCTGATGGCAGAGACGGACGCGGAGCGGGCGGCGGCGTGGGACGCCATCACCACCTCCATTGCGGACCAGATCCCCAGCACGTTCCGGGAAAAGGCCAATTTCTGGCGGTACACCTCCATGCTGACCAACCCAACCACCCACATCCGCAACATCATGGGCAACGCCATTCAGATGGGCGCACGGAAGATCAAGAACGGCATCGGAACCGTAATCGAGCGGGCGGTCATCAAGGACCCCTCTCAGCGGACAAAGGCCCTGAATGTTGACAAGGACCTGAAAGCCTTTGCCAAGGGCCAGTATGAGACGGACCAGAGCGCGGCTATGGGCAGCGGGAAGTATTCTGACGCCACGGCGGCAGGCATTGAGCGTGAGATCCAGAGCAAGCGGAAAATGTTCAAGGGGCAAGACGTTCTCTCCCGGTCTATTCAGTGGATAGGCGAAAAGAACAGCGAATTGCTGGATCGGGAGGATGTGCGCTTCAACCGGAACTCCTATGTGGACAGCTTCGCCCAAGCGCTGCAAGCCAAGGGGGTCACGGCGGCAGAGGCCCACGCGGGCACCAGAACCGCAGACGTGGAGGCGGCACGGGCCTACGCCATTGAGGAAGCGCAGAAGGCCACCTATCGCAATACCACGGCGCTTTCCGAGGCGCTGTCTCAGTTTGGCCGCTATGAGGGGGATAACCCGGTAAAACGGGCAGGTTCCTTCGTGGCGGACGCCCTGTTCCCCTTCCGCAAGACCCCAGCCAACATCCTGACCACGGGCCTTGATTACAGCCCCATCGGGCTGGTCAAGGGCATTAAGGAAGCCATGGTGGACGTGAAATCCGGGAAATGCACGGCGGCGGATGCCGTGGATTCCCTTGCATCCGGTCTCACGGGAACCGGCATTTTTGCGCTGGGCGCTTATCTGGCGGCGGAGGGGTTCTTTGGGGCTACCCTTCACGTTCGGGCCGGTGACGATGACAAGGAGGAAGCCTTTGAGAAGTCCATGGGCGGGCAGGACTATGCCATCCAAATCGGGGACAAGTCCTACACGCTGGACTGGGCGGTTCCGGCGGCAATGCCCCTGTTCGCGGGCGCTGCCATTATGGAATCCGTTCGGAAGGGCGGCGGCACCTTCGATGCGCTGGTGGATTCTCTGCTGGGGATGCAGGACGTTGTGCTGGAAACCTCCATGCTGTCCTCTCTAAATGACCTGATCTCCTATTGGAGCTACGCCGACAACAAGGTTGGCTATCTGCTCGACCGGGCGGCCAGCAGCTACGCCGGACAGTATATCCCCACCATCGGCAGCAAGGCTGCGTCCGTATTTGATGATACGGTGCGCAAAAGCTATGTGGAAAAGGGCACAGGGCAGCTTTCCTCCGATGTGAATTACTTCTTGCAGGGGGCGGCGAAGAAGGTGCCGGGGGCACGGAATCAGTTGCAGCCGTCTATCGATCTGTGGGGCAACGAGGTCTCCAACGGCTCCGCACCGGAGCGGGTGTTCCAGTCTTTCCTCTCCCCCGGCTTCCTGAAAGCGCAGGACAACAGCCCCGCAACGCAGGAGATTCGGCGGCTGGCGAAGGCCACCGGAGACAGCACCGTTTATCCGGCGGCGGCGGAGAAGTCCTATACGGTGAATGGCGAGACCCGGACCCTGACCGGCGAGGAATACACCCGATACGCCAAGGCCATGGGCCAGACGCAGAAGGAGCTGGTGGAAGCGGCGGTGAAGCTGCCCGCCTACAAGTCCATGAGCAATGCGGAAAAGGTGGATTACATCCAGAACGTCTACAAGTACGCCGGAGAAACGGCCCGTCAGCAGGTGGACCCCAAGTATGAGCCCAGCGCCAAGTGGATTGAGAACGCCAAAACGTCCAAGCGGGACATTGGCGTATCCACCGGAGAATTTCTGGCCCTGTACCAGAAGTACGGCAGCGAGAAAATGAGCGGGAAAGCCTACGAGAAGGTAAAGCAGGCGCATGATGCCGGACTTTCCCCCAAGGAGTATTTCTCCATGAAAGACAAGGCCGATACAAACGGCAATGGAACAATCAGCAAGGCGGAGGCCAGCACTGCCCTTGCCGGTCAAGAAAACCGGGCGGATCTGTGGGACATTATCTGCACCACCAACGCCAAGAACCCCTATAAGTAAGAAAACACCCCCGCCGGAAGGCGGGGGTGTTTCTTTAGCTTTTACATCATGGACAGGAGCGTTTTCACGTGGGCGGTGCGGTCCAGCATCCGCTCATGCTCCCAGTCCCAGACGGCCTGCATGGCCTCCGTGGGATGGAGACCGGCGTCCTTCGCCTTTTCGATATGGCGAACGGCCATTTCGTGGAGCCGATTGGCATGGCCCAGCTCCTGACGGCTGAGGTCGGCGTAGGTGCTGGCGTCCTCCGGGTCCTCCCCGGCGTGCTTGACGGCCTCACGGGCGTACTTCTCGGCATCGTCCAGTTCTTCCCGGATCCCTTCGGCCAAGTGTTTGATCTCGTGCATAAGAGCCTCCTAACTCTGCTTGATCAGGGTGTAGAGCTTGTCCACATCCGTTTCATTCAGCGTGACGTTCCCAATCAGGGGGATATTGGTGGTGACGGGGCCTTTGGCGGCTTCGGTTTTCAGGCAGGTGTAGATCTTGTCAATATCTACGTTCCCCGCCTCGTCAAAGACGCCGAGGGCCTTCATGGCGGGATGCTCCCGGAGGGCGGAAAAGCTGGCATCCAGATTGCCAAGGGCCATAGCGGCCCCGGCACCAACGGCCCATTTCTGCCAGCCGGTGAGCTTGCCGGTGAATTCCTCATCCACATAGCGGGCAGTGCCCTGCTTGATCTGTTCCAATGTTACCATAGATTCCTCCAATGACGGGAGAGAGGGGCGCTATGCCCCTCTCTTCTTCCCTCTTCGCCTCTTAGCGACCGCAGTTGCAGTCGCAGGTGGAGACGGGGAGGGGGTTATAGGTGGACTGGGGCGTGGTGCCGGTGCCGGTGGTGATGTCCGCGACCATTTTGGGATAAAAGGTGGCGTTCGTGTAAGTTACGATGGTGTTGTCAGCGCACTTCCGCTCGTCACGCTCCCGGGAAATGGCCCCGCACAGCTCGTTCTTGCAGCAGTCCACACGCTCCTGCAGCAGCTGGAAGCTGTCCTTGGTGGCCTGATTGTTGACCGCCTGAGAAGCCAGCACACCATGCACCTCGCCCAGCTTGCCGTCGATGTACTTGTACATCTCCAACATCTTCTGGTCCTGGTAGGTGTTGGCATCCCGCAGGGCAATGTCGCTGCGGAGTTTGGCGTTCTCCTGCACCATGGACAGCTCGTAGCGGTTCACCGTGTGGTTCTCGCTGCATCCGGCCTCCGCCGCCATACCAGCGGCAAAGGGGATGACGCGATTGCCCAGCAGCATCCCGCCGAGACCGCCCAGAGAGTTCAGGACGCCCAGAAACAGACCGGCAATGCCGGTGCCGAGAGCAGTGCCTGCGACGCCCTTGCTTGCAAATTCAGCCATAGAGAGATTCCTCCTTCTCTAAAAATACACCCCCTGTTTCCGCGCGCAAAACAAGCGGTGCTCTATGGTTACCGTACCACAGGACACCGCTTGTCATGGCTTATGGATGTTTTTTGTTTGGGCGGGATATGCCTGCTTTATCCCGGATGGAGTGTAGACAGGCGTTTACGGAGGAACGGGACAGGTACAGTTCTGCCGCCGCATCTTCGATCGCCCAGCCACGGCGGCAAACAAGATTGAACACGCGCCGCTCCCGGTCGGTGAGATAGCGGCACTGCTCCATCTTTTGGAGCTGCTGGACGGTGTATCGGTATTTCATATTGGGCCTCCTTTATGAAGTGCCCCTCCCCTTTGACCTACCGATGCAGGGGGTCAGGACCCCTGCGCGTCTATCATGGCTAACAGCTTTTCCAGATCGTAGAAATTCCGTGGGTTCAGTCCGGTTTCCCGCTGAATGAGCCGAAAGCGGTAGCGGATGGAGTTATAGTGCAGGTAAACCGCATTGCCGGTCTCCCTCACGTTCATGTTGTTCTCCGCATAGGTTTTCAGAAGTTTTTTGTCCCGATCCTCCATAGCTTACCTCCCCCCCAACAAGTACAGTTTCAGCCACAGGGGGATGTCGGCGGTCAAAATGCTTTTGAAATAAAACACGATAAACGCAATGGCAGCGGCTATAACCAGCGTCCAAAAGACTATCATCAGCCAGTCTTTCAGTTTCATTCAGTCCCTCCGTCCTTCCTCTCGCCGTAGCTGCAAAAGAATGTCCTTGTGTCCTTATCAAATGGCAAAAACACGATGTTTGTTTTTGGGCAAAATGCGTATATATCTTTTCGGTTCCACACGCGCAAATGCTTGCAGCCCTCGCACCGCGTCACCGGCACGGCATCCACGGTGGGGGCGTCTGCCACCTTCTTTTTTAGCAAGGCATAAGCTATCTCCAAAGCTTTCCCGCTTCCCAAAACAAGCGCTTTATCGGAATTTTCGTCTGCTTTCAGGATTGTGTCCGCATCAATCAGCCTCATGGTCAGCACCTCCGTCCATCTTCGCGCCGCAATCCTCGCAGTATTTTTTGGTAGGCTTATCCCAACTGCCCTCAGTGGTGATGACAAAGCCACACGCAGAGCAGCACCACTCGTCCCCGCCAAGATGCGCCCACCTTGTATGCACCACTGGGGCAACGTCAGCGGCGGGAATACTGTTGATCTCCTGCGTGCAGATTTCTGGATTTTCGTACCGACGTGTGATTAGATCAATCACAGCTTTTCGCTTGATGTATTCAGCCATTGTCAGCACCTCCGTCCATCTTGGCCCCGCAGTGGGGGCAGTATTTGTCTGGCAATAATCGAGCAAAAGCATATCCGCATACGCTGCAGGCCTTAAATCTGTCTGTTACTTGCCACGCTCCATGCACCACCGGGGCCACGTCGGCGGCAGGCAGGGCCTCAATATACTGCGACGGCTCAAGCCCTTTTGCCCACGCGTGCTTTGCGGCTTCAATCGCCGCACTGCGCTCAATGTATTCAGCCATGATCAGCACCTCCATCATGCACCGTTGTGTATTTCCAAATCAGCGTGTTCAGCCTTCTCAGCCCCTCCATGGTGATTAGGTCCTGCGCGCACATCTCGTCCCGCAGGCGTTCCAGCGCTTCGATTGGGGCCACGTCGGCGGCGGGAATACTATCAATTGCCTCTTTGCAGTCCCTTAGACATTCTCCTGCCCAATGATGAGCGTCATAGTTACACATAGCACCATAGTCAACAGGATTTATTTGCTCTATCTCGCGAATCGCCGCTTCCCGGCTCATGTATTCAGCCATCCTCATCCCCTCCAAATTCCGCCTCGTACTGTTCCGGCGTGATAATCTCAATATCCTTTGCGGAGTAGCCCAAGGTGTCGAGGCATATCAGCTTCGCCAGTTTGTCTTTGTCAAGGGCCGCCGCAGCGTCCTCATAGGATACGCCGGGTTTTGCCTCAAAGCTGATTTGAGCGCCAAACGCCCCAGCCACGCTAAAGCAGATTTTATATTCAGCCATTGTCAGCCCTCCTGTTTCAGCTCTTGCACAGTCTGGTGGATACGCTTCGCGCAGGCAGGGCATATTTCCCCCACATCCACTATGACATTCACTATGTCCGGGTTGCTGTCGTAGATGCTTGCGTTGCTCTCCACGCAGACCCTATAAGTTTCCTGAAGATTGTGTATTTCTTTTCCGCAAAGATCACAAAAACGCTTCGTCATGTTCTTTCCTCCCTCCCATAAAACGCCTCTAAGTCATCCTGTGCCTTGTCAACAAAATCGGGGCAAGCCAAGCATTCCGGCAACGGGGCATCCGTCATGGGGTCAACCCATCCGAGGCAGTAGATACGGTCTTTCTCGCCATCGTTCCATTCGTGGGACGGGCGCCCTCTCTTGCCCAAAGCGCACTTAACCGTTGCCATCCTTCATCGCCTCCAATGCTTTCGCTACCTCCGGCGGTTCCGGCAGCGGCATCCAGTGGGTAATCGGCACGGCGACCTCTGTATCACAATCTTCTAGGCTGCCCTCCCACCAAAAACAGCCGTAATCTGTCCACACAGCAGTTCCGTCCGGGTGGTATTTCCCATCATCACTGGCAATGTAGTTAATAAGGACCGGCACTCCATTTTCCGGCAGCCGCTCCTCCACCGGGATCCACCGCCGTTCAAGCAGCTCCGCGCTCTCCTTGGCCACCAGCGCAGCCGCTTCCCGCAGTTGCTTGTTCTGCCCCCGCAGCTTTTCAATTTCCTGTTGGAGCGCCGCGATGTGTGCGTTTTGATTCTCCAGCCGGTCAGCGGCTGCAAACAGGTCTTTCTCCAGCCCTCCCAGCGGATCCATCATGTCTCCATTTTCCCACCAATCTGCGTGCTCACGCAGCGCATTTACGAGGTTTGTATCTCTCATAATTCATCCTTTCCGCACGGGAACAAAAAGCGCCCCATGTCTCCCGGTTTCTCTAACGTGCCGAACCGCCGTTTGGTCACGGCGATGGGGAACTCTTCGATCTCGCTGGCCCACAGGCACGTACCGCGTCCGTTCAGTTGCTCCCAAACCAAAGGGAACCCGCCTATTCCATCGAACAAACTCGCCATTGTGGCATCACGCTCGTAGTTGCCGCACAGCCGTTTCAACAGCCATTTCCACGGCGGCAGGGCGATGGAGTTGCCCAGTGCCTTATACCGGGGGCTGTCCGCGTCCTTGTGGCGCTTGCCCCTGCTGTCCGTCCACTCGCCCAAGTCGGTCCAGTGGTCAGGGAAGCCTTGCAGCCGTTCGCACTCCAAGGGGGTCAGACGGCGAACAACCATGTTTTGGCGGACCGTATTGTTCAGGTTCAGGCTTTGGCCTCCGCTTTCCTTTGCCTGCAAGGTTCCGTTGATTTCCCCGCCCTCTGTAAAGTTTCGGCAGTCTACGGAACATACAAGATCAGTGCTGTCCTTGAAATCTCTCTGCTTGCAGCTGCTTGCAACGCCCCCCTCGCGGTAATCGCCAAATCCCTGCATTTGGTACGTCAGTGGGATTTGGTTGCCGCCGGTTCCCATCCGGGCTTGCAGACTGGGGGCTACCTCGCCGCAGTCCCGGATCACGTCGCAGGCGTGGCTCATATCCAGAATGGAGGGCTGGTGCCCATGCTCCTGTGTTCTCAGCGTCCCGGAAACATCATGGCTCACGCCCATCACATTCCCGCCTTGATCGTTCAGGCACAGAACCGCCGGTTTATTCCCCCCGCACTCTGCGTTCAGCGTAGGAGCCTGTTCCTCTGCGTATCCGATGCTCCGGGCCTGTTCGCTGTTCCCCAGCTTAAACCCGGCGCACAGTACGGCTTCCTGATTCTGGCCGCTGTTTTCTCCGGCTGGCAACGTTGGCATCACACCGGCTTCGCTGTACACCCGCTTGCTCTGGCAATCCCACGGAGTAAGACAGTCCAGACCGGCGCAGACCGCCGGACGGTCAATGGTGTTCAACGTATAGCAGACATCTTCTTTCCAGCCTTTCCCGTTGCATCCGGCGGTATCAGCCCGGTCGATTGCGTTTCCTTGAAGGCATATCACCGATCCGGCGTCTTTGCCTGCTCCACCAGCACCGCTTTCAGCACCGGTGGCAGGGCCTTCCCCCTCCGCTCCGCTCTCCGCAGGATACCCTGACATGCTTTGCCGGTTAAACAATATTTCCCATGCGGTGTCGCCTCCAAAATCTGCGACAAGCGCGATTCTACGGCGACGTTGGGGGACTCCCCAGTGTTGCGCATCGAGAACTCGCCACGCAACGCTCCATCGTCCTCCCATTTCATCGTGGTATCCCCCCCAGGTGTTCCAACCTTTTTCAGGCACTTCAATATCGGGGGCTTCCGGTTCTGCGATGCGGATGGCTTCTTCGAGGACGGCTGCGAAGTCTTTTCCTCTATTGGAGCTGAAGGCTCCGGGGACATTTTCCCAGACCATATACCGAGGTCGCACAAACTCACCTGTTCGCCCGCTTGCCATGTCACGTTCTCTCATCTCCTTGATAATCCGTATTTGCTCCATATACAGGCCGGAACGCGCCCCGGCAAGCCCTGCCCGTTTTCCGGCAATGGAAAGGTCCTGGCATGGGCTGCCGCCAATCACCACGTCCACAACGGGGGCTTCCCCGCCGTTGATCTTCGTTATATCGCCTAAGTGGATCATTCCTCCACCTCCGCAAGCCAGAACTCGCGGCGGCAAATATCACAGCCTCTTCCAGTCGGGCAATGTCCGCGTAACGTTGTATCAACAAGGCATGGGTCTAAGGCAACGTTATGTGTGTTCGTATATATTGGCGCATTTGGAAACTGCTCAAGAAACACGCTCTGGCGGGTTTTGACGGGGTGTTCCTTTGCCCACTTTTCGACAATGGCAACGGCCTCCTCCGGGTGGTTTTTTTGCCAGGCATTGCAGGATTCCCACCTGCTTCTTCTTTTCCAAAACTCACATTTAATACACTCAGCGTCGCACATTCTGCCCAACGTTTTTACAAACTTTACCGCATCCATCATTCTGCCTCCTCAATAGTGACCTCTACACGGGAGGCTCCGGTTGTCTGATACTTCCGCACCGTCAGCAGTGCGATTGCGCTGTCATCGTTGTAGGCGTGGCCGTTCAGCGCGTCCAGAATGGCCTTCGCCACGTTGTCAGCGTCAGGGCGCTTGATGTGGGGCATCCCGTCCATCGCAGCGGCCTTTTTCTTTGACGTGCTTCTTGGCACCGTAAAGAACGCCGTGACGGTGGCTTTCAGCGGGATGCCGTCCGCAAAGCCTTTCCCGCTCTGGCACTGCCAGCACTGGACCACCTTGTCCTCGTAGTTCCGTGTTTTCTGCGGGGTGTAGGTGTGACCATTTTTCATAAACCGTGGGCGACCCTTGCCCACCGGAATACCGGGAACCGTAAATTCAATTTTCATTGTTCGCCTCTTTCTTCGGCTCAAATCCGCTCTTTCCCTCGCACTTGCACAGGTAGCATTTGTCTGAATGTCTGTTTGCACAATGTACGCATGCAAAGGCAAACGTATAAACCCCCATCGGGTAAAGAACGGGACCGGTAGATTCAACCTTCATCGCTTTTCTTCCTTTCCGTCAATGATGACCTGCACCACGCGGACACGGCCCAGAGGCTCCAGCAGCATGGCCATGGCCTCCTTTGTGCCCTGTGTATCCTCGCCATCGTAAATGTCGATCACAAGCCGCATCATCGTGTGTCCCTCCTGAATTTGGGGCAAGAGCGGATCACGAACGAGGCTTCTACCCGTGTACCGCCCTTGCCCTTGCCGCCGACCTTCAGCACCCGGCTTGTGGGGGTGGCGTCCCAGCCGGGGACCGGCTCCAGATGGTCGGACCACTCGCAGCCGCCGCAGGCGTTTGCACAATCCCAGCAGAGCTGCTTGGACTGGAACTCGACCTTGGGGACCTTCTTCTGCTTTTTCTCCCTCAGGGGATAGCGGCGGATCAGCTCGTCCAGCCGAAAATTACTTGCCATTAAACACCTCGCATATCTGCCAGAGCGCACCATTCGGCGTAGGTCATCCCCTGCTTTTTCGCTTCGGAGGGGGTGGGGATGCCAGCCTCATGCCAGCGCTCGTGCTGTTCGCCTGCCTTGGCGTAGAATTTTTCCAGATAGGCGTCGGACGGCTCCGGCATGGGAGCCTCCTCCGCGTTGGGTTTTTCCAGTTTTGGGAGGAATGGAACCAGTTCATACACATCCGGGTAAAACCGGTTTTCCCTCGCCCGGACAATGACCGCCTGTTTCACGTCCTCGTAGTCCCATGGGGCCAAAACCAGTGTCCATGCCTCTAAGTCTGCGGCGGTGCGGGACTGCTGCTTCGCATTGGGATAGATCGTTTCGATCAGGCTGAACAAGCGCCGGGTATCCTGTTTCTCCATGTTCTTCTCCTGTAAGACTTCCGTAGAAGTCTCTAATAGCTTCTTAATAGCTTCTTTTAGCTGCTGCAGCAGCTAAGAGAGATAAATATATATAATCTTTTCTTCTTAGGG